TTTTTCGTAAATGGCGCTACGAATTTTATTCTGATCGGGGTTCGAATCGATGTAGGCATAGATGCGCTCGGGATTCGCATCGGTGAGCACGGCGACGAGCTCGGGGATCGCGCGGAACGTGTCCACCTGCGCGTTAGAGAGCTCGATCAGGTCAATCATGGACCGGCTCCCAGGCCTCGATGGCGAGCGCGGCAAACGCCGCGCTGATTTCGCTGTAGACCAGGCGCTCGTCGGACGGCGCGAAGCCAATCATGTTTTCGTACTGCTCGGAGTGCGCGGCGGCATCGCGGTTGGCAGGCTGCTCGGGATAGATCAGGATCTTGTTGTCGCCCGCGCGGCGCACCGTGAAATCGTTGGCCATCGCCCCGGTCAACCAGTTGTCGCGCTTGGGTTGCGGGTTGCCGGTGAATCGCGCCTTCTGCGCTGCGTAGCCCTTCGACAGGGGCTTGGCGGGCTGGCCCTGCGCGTTGATGCCCTGCAGCCAGCGGGACACCTGCGCCGCCGCGATCCGGTTGCCGATCCCCTGCAACTGGTCGCGCGTCAGGTTCATGAACTTCAGCCGCCCCGATTCGGTTACTTTTATCGTGAAATTCGCCAACGCTCGCGCTCCTTCCTGGTCTCCGATGCCGGTTGCGCCTTGAGCACGCAGCGCGAATAGCCGTAAGCCGAAGCGTCGGCGGTCCACACTTCAAACATTCCCGCTTCGCTCTCGACCATGTCGCGCGTCGAAGGCGGCCGCGGAAGATCGGCCACCTGAACGAGGATGTTCGAATAGCTTCCGGGCGAGATCGGCTCGCCTTCCACGCCCTCGCGCCAGATCACCGTAATGGCGATCGGCGGATCGACGTCGGAATAATACTGGACCGTGCGCCCGAACTCGGGCAGAAGCGCGGCCCACAGCATAGGCGCGTGCAGCGCGGCGAAATTGGTCGGCGAATCGGCCACTCTTCTAAAAACTCCTTTCCAAGCAACCGCGCCCAATGACCGGCATGTTCAGGCGGGCACCGGGCGCGGCGGGCTTATGCTCCCTACGCGGTCCGAGCGAGGGCGCGAGAGAGACTAGAGCACCGTCGCGGCAAACGATGCGTTCGGACGGTACGGAACCAGGATCGGTGCCGACTGCAGCATGACGAAGCGCACCGAGGGGTCCGGTTCGATCCAGGATTTGACGTAATAAGGCAGCGCCTGCAAGCCCGCTTCCTCGTCGCGAATCGCGCCGTAGCAGCGGACGCCCTCAAGCGCCGCGCTGGTCAACAGGCAGGTGGCTGGCGGAAGAATCGGCTTCTCCACGCCATCGAGCGGATCGACGTACCAGCCGGAATACACGTAAATGTTGAATCCGGCGATGGTGCCCATGTAGATGCCGCCCTCTTCGACCACGGCATCGCCGGTCATCGAAGGTTGAGCGCTGTAGGTGCGCCACAGGTGCAGCTGATCGCGCACGTCCGCGTTTTTGCGGAACGCCGACCATGCATCGACAGTCATTAGTACATCGGTGAGCATGGCTCCGGTCTGCTGCAGCACGGTTTGCGACCAGGCCTGGAGGTCGTCAAGCGGGATCGAGGTTGGATCGCTCCACAGCTTCGCCGGAACGGTGGTGTTGCCCGCCGCGCGCCCGAAGTTCAAAACGACGGTCGGATATTTCTCGCCCGAGATGGTCAGCGTTCCTTTGGCGAGAACTTCACCGGCCATCACTTCCTGGCGCCGCCGCAGCATGTTCAGTTGATCCTGCATGTCCTGCGCGACGAGCGCCCGCTGGCGCTCTACGGGCGACATGGTTCCGCCAATCTGCTCGCCCGCCGAGCGCTTGAGCGGCCTGTTCATGTCGAATACGCGCTTGTCCTTGATGTAGGCGGGCTTGAGCGTGGACGTTTTGTAGCCCTGGCTGGCGACGATTTGCCCCTCGACAAGCGGCGAGACGAACGGCGACACGCGCCGTTTGCCATCGAGCGTATCGAAGTGGATCTCCTCGCTGGTTTCGCTTTGCACCGTTGGGAAATAGCGATCGAGCAGAAATTGCGGGGTGCCGAGCAGGCTGGCGACAACGGTGGTGAGTACATCTGTTGAAAATAGATCGGCCATTGTTTAGTTCTCCCTTTTGTAGCGGCGGCCCCCGGAACGTGTCGCCCCGCGCCCGGAGGTCTCCCGCGATGGTTATTTCGTGTGCTCGCCGGTTTTGTGTTCCGGTTTCGCGTGATGCTCGGCCTGTTTTTCGTGATCCGGCTTGTGCGCCGGTTCGTGATTTGCCTTGTGCGCCGGTGGAAGCGGCACGCCGGATTTGTCGTAGGCTGCGCCGGCGGGTTTCAATTCCTGCTTCGGCGGCTCGGTCAATTGGCGCTGGTAGTCCAGGTCTTTTTTGCGATCTTCCTCGCTCAAGTGCGCCCAGGCGCTTTCCGCATCTCCCGGTCCTTCGGGCGCGACCCACGGTTCGGGTTTCGGTTCCTTGTCCAGGCGGGCGCGATTCTCATCGACCACCTGGCTGGCTTTCTTTTCCTGCTCGGCGGTCGGCGAGCTCTTGATCATAGTGCCGTCGATGTACATGACGGACTCGATCAGGATGCTGTGGCTGCGGAGCGAATCGGTGCATAGAGCGTGCGCAAGCGCGCCGGGCCAGGTGATCCGGTCGGCTTTGAATTTGCCCGAAACATACACCTCGCAAGGCGCGGCCACGGTTGTAGCGTTGGTATCGTCGACCAGGATGCCGTTGCAATCCGTGGCGGCGACGGGCGCGGTGACGTTTCCGGTCGCGGGATCAAACTTGACAATCGTCCCGCGAATCATGTTCAAGCCCACGGTAAGCGTGCCCGGTCTGCTTACTATGTCGTCGCCATCGGAGAGCAGCGATCCCCATTCATAGGACGCTGAAGTTGTAAACGAAGCTGACCCCCAGGGGCCGGTTGGTGCGGACATCGATAAACTCCTTTCCTTTCGAAACTGTCTTACGTGCCGAAGCGCTGGCGCTTCGGAATAAATGCGAGCACCGCGGCGGCTTCCTCGCGAACGCTTAGAGTGTCGTCGCCTTGAGCGGGACCGACCTGCGGATTCTTGACGCGTGCCATCTCGCGGTCGAAGCTCGAGGTGGGAGCGGGTTGTGCCGGCGGCGCTGCGACGGGCGCGGCGGCGAGTAGCTTGATCGCCGTTTCGGCGTCATGTGTCGTTTCGAAAGCGATCGCGTGGGCGAGCGCTTCCCTGCCCTTCGCTTCGGGCGCGTTCAGAATCGCCTTGATGCGGGCGCGCTCGTCCTCAAGCGAGGACTTGGTCGGCGGCGTTGGCGTGGGCGCTGGTGTGGGCGTGGGGGTGTGAGTGGGCGCCGGCGTTGGCGTAGGCGTATGCGTCGGCGTTGGCGGGGGCGTTGGCGGCGGTGTGTGCGTCGGTTCGGCCATGGTGATTACCTCCTCAGTTGTGGCGGCGATCGCCGCCGTCGTTAAACCTAGCTGCGGATCGATGGAGCGCAGGAACGGCTCGAAGGCCTGGACCCGGTCGATCATGCCGTGCTCGAGGGCAGCGTGCGCTGGCATAACGCCGCCCTGCCCGAAATCGCTGGCGACCCGGTCGAACGTGGTGCCGCGGAACTGCGCCACGCGCGAGATGAATAGTTCGGCCATCGAATCGATCATTTCCTGTAGATCGGCGCGGCCCTGGTCGGTCGCCGGATTCATTTCCTTGCGCGGCGATTGCGAGCTCACGATCTTGTACGTTTTGACGCCCTGGCGCTCCTGCGCGGCGCTGCGGTCGACCACCGAGGCGCGGACGCCGATGGAGCCTAGGAACGCGCTTTCATCGGCCACGATCGAGGACGCCGCCGAAGCGATCCAGTACGCCGCGCTCGCGCCCAGGAAATCGACATAGGCGATCACCGGTTTGCGCAGCGAGCCTGCGTGGACCTGGTCGGCGAAGCTCGAAATTCCATCGGCGTCGCCGCCTGGTGAATTGATGTGCAACACAATTTGCGAGACAGCCGGGTTCTCGATCGCCTGATCGAAGGCGAGCGCGGCCATCTCTGTTGAAGTCGCGCCCGAAATCATGGTGAACAAATTGGCGTAGCGGAAGATCGGCCCTTCAATCGAGAGGATGGCCGTCGAGCCGCGCATGGTGATCTCGCCGCCGGTATTCTCGAGCGGACGCCCGATCTTGGCGGCCACCGCTTCAAGATCTGCAGCGGGCCGCTGCAAAATGTCGTGAATCGTCCGCATCATGGCTTCGGTCATGGCCCAGGGGCGCTCCTCGAGCAGGCTCAGGATGCGAAAGTAGTTGCGGTCTTTCATTAGGCTGCCTCCTGCGGCTGCGCGGGCGCGGCGGACGGCGCGACTGGCGCGGTTGCGCCTTCGGGCGTTTCCTTGATGCCCGAAACGGCCAGCACCGGGATTTCAAGCCCGAGCTCTTTCATGCGGTCCTGCTCGATGCGGCGCTGCTCCAGCACTTCGTTCCAGTCCTGGCCCTGCTCGGCGCATTCGTTTTCAAGCGTCGAAATCATGGTTTGCATACGCAGCTGCGCGGCTTCGGCTTCCTTGACGGGATCAATCCAGCCCCTGCCCATCCCGATCCACTTCGAGCGCCAGTAGTACTCCTTTTTCTCGTAAAAATCGGGCGCTTCGACCTGGCCCATGTTGATCGCTTCTTCGAGCCACAGCCGGTACACCGGGCCAGCCCAATACGCGGCGAGCCAGGCGCGGCGGACGGTGAAGAAGCGCCACGCTTCTAAGAGCGCCGCGCGCGCCGATGAGTAATTCGTTTTTGAAAAATCCTTGAGCGCGAGCTCGTAAGGGAGGCCCAACGCCGCGCCGATCTGCCGCGAGATGGCTTCGACGAATTGCGAGAATTGCGCGGCGGGCCGAGCGGGCATGAACGGCGTCATCTTGTCGCCCGGATAGAGCGGGATCATGCTGCCGCCCTCGAGCTGCACCCGGTACTCGTTTTTGTTCTCCAGATAGGTGTTGGCATTGCCGCCCATCGTTTCGATGAGCGTCATGGGATCGACCGGAGTTTCGATCACGCCCGCGACCAGCGCATTCACGATCGCCGATTGCAGTTCGGTGCGCTGGTAGGAATCGAGCATCCGGAACTGCTCGATCACCGGCGTCAGGATGGGACGCCCGCGCGACTGCCCGATGCGCTCCTTTGAGTGCATGTGCAGCACGCGCTTGCGGCCCCAATCGGTTTCAGCGGGGATGCGCTCCCACTCTTCCGGGCCGCCCGAGAGTGCGACCGCCCAGCCGCCCAGCCACAGCGGAGCCTTGCGGATGTAGTAGGCGATCGGTTTCCCGAAAACGTCTTTTTCCACGCCGCCGATGATCGCAGCGCCCGCGCCAATCGGAATGCCCATCGTGCCGGTCGATTGCCACGCTGGCGAAGGCGGCGTTCCGAACGGATTCGACAGCCGATCGGATTCGACCAGTTGGATGCAGGTTCGATACGGCGTGTTAGGCCGCTCCATCCACATGCCGAGCGCGATCGCCTCGCCGTTCTCGACGCCCGAGCGAAACACCAGCTGCGTCATGGTGTCGAACGTCATTTCGTTGGCCACGTCGCAAGCCGTCGTCGAAGCCCAGGTGCGCCATAGCGCTTCTACGTTGGTCGACCACTCCATCGCCCACTCTTTGGTTTTTCCGAGCGCCCGGTAATCGGGCCAGGACGCCAGGCGCAGGCCGGTGCCCGCAACGTTGTCCTGCAGCGTCTGCAAGCTCGCCGCGGCCACGCCGTTGTTGCGGTGGAGATCGCGCGAGCGGCTGACGAGCGTAGGCAGATCGGGCAGCAAGTCGATATCCGCCGGCAGTTGCGACGGACGCCAGTTCGAAAGCTGCTTGCGATGATAGGAAGCGCCCGAATGCGATGTATCGTGCCAGCCGTAGCCGTAGCCGTAGCCCGAATAGGCTTCAAATGTCGATGAAGGCGTCACGGGCAGGCCTCGAAGCTGATCGGCCTGCGGCGCGGGCCGTAGCACTGTTGCCCGTTCTGCGCGGCGCACAGCGCGGTTAGCTGATCGATGTAGAGCCGCAGGCTCCCGATCTCCGCTTTTGAGTATTCGACCCGGCCAAGCAGCGGGGTTTCAATCGCGGCGACGGCTTGCCCGGACATGAGCAAGCCCATCTGCTTCTGCGCGGCGGCGAGCAAGGCGCAATAATCGGGCGCTGGTGTGGCCATTAGTCGATCTCCTGTTTCGGGCCGAACGATTTGAACTTGGGAGGCGGGCCAATCGGCTGGCCCCGTTGCGCCGGTGGGAGCGGCGGCGCTTTCTCGAGCGTCAACTGCGCTTCAATGTCGTCCCATTTCTCCGCGCTCCAAATCTCGGTGCGCAGCGAGTTGGCCGCGGCCATTGCGTAAATCCGCACGTCGAGCGCCTCGTTGCGGTCGCGGCGCTTCTGCCATTCGGTTTTCCGGTAGCCGTTCTTGCCCGTTTTGGTGACCAGCTGCTCGGCGGTCAGCTGCTCGAAATACTCCTTCGAGTACTCCGGGAAGTGGCAGAAGCCCACCGGCCAGGCCTCGCCCATCGAAACATCGGGCACACTCGAGCGCAGCCAGCGGTACAGCGTCTCTTTGCCGATCCCCACATTGAGCGACCAGAGGCGAACGCCGTGCTTCAGGCGCTGGCCCTGCGGCCCCACTTCGACAAACGACGGCTGCTGGACGAAAGCGGACGCGCGGGAATCGCCCTTGATCCCCATGACCCGCGCCGTGTTCATCTTGCGCACGAACTCATAGGCCGCCGTGGTGTTGAACGCGGTGTCGACCGCCAAGCGCAGGATGCGAACCGGCTGCCCGTAGACGGTCGGAAAATCCTCTTCGAGCATCGCGCCCAACTTGTCCCAAACTGCCGGCTGCGAGGTGTCGCCCTCGAGCACCCGGTAATCGACCGACCAGGATTGCTTGGCGCGGCCCCAGGCGACGACCTCCACCTCGATGCGCCGCGGCTGGACGTCGGCCCCGGCGGTAAGCGCCAGGCCGCCGTAGGGAACGAGGCCGATCGGGTAATTCTCGCGGCGCTCGTACAGGCGATCCGATTCGGGAACTTCGCCGCGATCGCTCCACGGCAGGCCCAAAACGGTGTTCCAGAAAACTTGCAGCTTCGTAGGATCGTCGATGGCCGCCTCGTGCTTGGCCGCGATCTGCCCCCAGGAGAGCCAGCCTACGGGCGAGTACAGGCTCGAGAGATGAAACCCGCGTATGCGCCCCTCGGCGAGCGCGCTCGCCCGCCATTCGCCGCGCGGCAGCATCCAGTTTTTCGCGTGATTGGGGATCGACTTGCCGCACGCCTCGCAAACGTAGTGCGCCGCGGCGGGATCGCGCTTGGGCCAGCGGAGGTTTTCAAGCCGCAGCGTCTGCATCTCGATACAGAACGGGCACGGCACGTAATAGAAACACTGATCGCTCTTCTCAAAGAAGGCCTCAACGCGCGAGCGCCCGGAAACAACCGGGGTTGATGTGATCAAGACTTTCGAGCGCCCCGAAAAGGTGCTGGTACGGGCGATCGCCAGTTCGCACGGCTCGCCCTCGCCTTCTACATCGCCCGGGTAGCCGTCCACCTCATCCAAAAATAGGTACCGAGCGGGCATGGAGCGCAGGCCTTTGGCGCTGTTGGCCCCGACCATGACCAGGATGCCGCCGGGAAATTCCTTAGCCAGGATGGTGTTTCCCGCATCGCGCGATCGCGATTCCTTCACCTTCGCCCGCAGCGCTGGCGATTCTTCGATCAGCGTGGCGACGCGCTGCTTCGAATTGCGCTTGGCCATCTCCGTCGTCGGCTGGACCGCCAGCATCGGCCCCGGCGCCTGGTCGATGACAAAGCCGATCCAATTGTTGCCCGTTTCGGTTTTGCCCACCTGCGATCCGGTCATGAGCACCACCATCTCGGTGCGATCCTTGGTCGACAGGCAATCCATCGGCTCTTTGAGGTACGGAGTGCGCGAGGTGCGCCACGGCCCCGGCTCCGATGAGGATCGCGTTGTCAAAATGCGGTGCTGATCGGCCCACTCGCTCACCAGCAGATTCGCTTCGGGCCGCGCGCCCGATCGGGCCGCCTCGGCGATGATCGCCGCGACGTCGACCGTGTAGCCAGACTCAAGCGAGGGATTCATCGGAGTTTGCCCACGTTAAAGTCGTTGAGGACGTTGCGCATCTCTTCTTCGATCAGGTCGTGAACCATCGTCGGATCGGACTCGGCCGCCAGCTGCGCCGCGAGGCGGTTGGGGATGTTCAGCATCCCGTCGCGCAGTATCCGGAACTGGTTGTTGACCTCGATCTGAACGCGGGCCTTCGGCAGCAGCATTCCCTGGCGTTCCTCGAGATCGATCTTTTTGAGCTTGGCCTCGTAGATTTCACGCGCCGCCCTGGCGTTGGCGAAAGAGAGCGCCTGAGCGCCGCGCGCGGGATCGCCTAGCTGCTGCGCCGCGGTCGCCGCGGTGCGCTCGGCGTACTTGCGCTGCCTGGTGCGCCCGCTTTGGACCGCGCCTTGCGCTTTCTTTGTCCGGTGACCGTAGCGGGCTTGGGCGTGATTGGTGTTGCGCTCCCAATCGATGTCGGCCTGCTCGACATTGATGGAGCCGTCGGGCTCGCGCTTTATGCGCCCGCGCTGGATGGCGTACTGAACGGCCTTTTTGTCGCAGCCGCGGTGCCGCGCGTATTCGTTGATGCTCGCGAACATGGTAGAATGATCACGAGTTTGTAGTTTGTAGTTTGAATTTTCCTTTTATTTGAGATTCAGATTAAGGCCGCTGCAGCAGTTTCACTGGCAGCGGCCTTCTTTTTTCCTACCACCCGCTGGCGCTCCACTTCTAACAGCGATTCCCCGGTCTCGGCGAGCACCGGGAGCTTGTGCGTGAATGCGTTCCAGCGCCTCAAAATCACATCGGCGTAGACCGGCGAGATTTCCGCCATGCGCGCGTGGCGTCCAAGCCGCTCGCAGGCGATCATAGTCGAGCCGGATCCGCCGAACAAATCTAGAACTTTGTCGCCGCGCCGCGTCGAATTGACGATCGGGCGCTCCAGCAACTCGACCGGCTTCATCGTCGGATGCTCGCGCGAAGCCGCGGGCCGCTTCTCCGCCCAAACGGTCGATTGGGTTTTGTCGCCGTACCACACGTCGACCTCGCCCTTGCGATGGCAATATAAGACCGACTCATGCTGCTGTTTGTAGCGGTTGTAGGTCAGGATGAAGTGGTTTTTCGCCCAGATGATATGGCAGCGGATCTCGAAACCAGCGGCCTCGAGCGCCTCTTCCCACACGTGCTGGAAACTCATCGAGTAGAAAATGTAAAACGAGCCGTCCTTCTTCAATGCGCCGGCATGGATCGGCAGCACAGCGTCCAGGAATTCGCGGTATTGCTCGGGTGTTTGAGCGTCCGATTCGATGTGATCGTGGTCCGCTTCCCTGTTCTTGCTGCCCAGGCCCGCCCGTTTGCGCGCGTCAACGTTGTGCGAATCGACGTAGTTGACGTTGTACGGCGGATCCGTGAGGATCAGGTCCGCTTTCTCGCGGCCCATGAGCTTCGTCACCAGCACGCGCTCGCGGCAATCGCCCACAACAAGCCGGTGATTGCCGAGCAGCCACAGATCGCCAGATCGCGAGATGGGGTTTTCAGGCGGCGGCGGCGCTTCATCGGGGTCTGTCTCCCCGTCCATCACATCGCCCGATTCGTCAAGAAGCTCCTCGATCTCCTTCGCGCTGAAACCGGTGATCTCCAGGTCGAAATTCTCGTTGGCCAGCGCCTCGAGCTCCTCGCGCAGCAGCGTATCGTCCCAACCGGCGTTCTCCGCCAGCTTGTTATCGGCGAGGACGTAAGCGCGGCGCTGGACCTCGGTCAGGTGGTCGAGGGGGATCACCGGGACTTCCGGCAGGCCAAGCAGCCGAGCGGCATCTAATCGGCCGTGACCTGCCAGAATGCCGCCGTCCTCCGCAACCAGAATCGGGACCGTAAACCCAAACTCAATCATGGACGCGGCGATCTGCTCGATCTGGTCTTTGGAGTGCGTTCGGGCGTTTCGCTCGTAAGGTTTGAGCCGGTCAAGCGGCCACATCTCGATCCGGGACGCCATTGCTCGCGGAAGTGATGAAGCCATTAGAGTTACAACCCGAAGCGCGAGAGTACCATCTTTTCACGTGGCACAGCAAGAGTGGCGTTGAAATTGCCGCTTGGGTGCCGCTATTTTGCCGCTTCGCCCCCAAATCGCTCACACTCAGCCCACAGAATCGCCAACCACTTTCGCCAACAATCGCCAACACTTTCGCCAACAATCGCCAACACTTTCCGCTTCTCCCCGATTTCTCCACGATTTCTCCACGTTTCTCCTCGTTCTCCACCCATAGCGCGGCGTTTGGCTGGTGAAACGAGCGTTCCGGAGATTGGCTAACTGATTGTAAGTGAAGCGTTTAAGTTGTCAAACGCTAAACAAAGCCCGCGGGCCGCAGGCCCGCCGACAATCCGGCGCTTCGGAGTACCTTTCGAAGCGGGGCTTGTAGGCGGGCTTGCAGGCGCGTTTAGACGCGCTTAGAGTGCGTTTGGAGGCGAGTTTGGAGGCGCGACTAGGGGCGCGACTGCGGACGCGTGGCGCATACGTGCGACGTGCGCGGCGGTATCGGCGGCGGCGGCGGCGGCAAATGCGGCAAATGTGCCTTTCATGGCGAGTGCGAGTCTATCGCAATTTGCCCACTCGCCTTTGGCGTACGCGTCCTGGTATGCCGTCCATTGGACGCGCATTTCCGTACGGAGTGCGAGGAAATTGTTAGACATTTGAATATCCTAAAAGGCGCAAGATAACGCCTATGCAATAGCAAAAAAAGGCAAGTGCGGCGGTAGCGCAGAGAATGCGAGGCAGTGCGAATACTATCGTCCTTTCGACTGCCTTTTCAATGTGACGCGAGGGAGAAAATTCGCGCATTTTAGCATTCTCCATTCAGGTACGCCGTGCGACGTGCGACGAATTTTTTCGCGACGTCCTCCGGAATGCCCACTTCGCGGACAAAGTACTCTATCATTTCCGCGTCCGTAGCATTTTCGTCATTGGCAAGTGTGGCCTTCACTGTCCGCAATTGCGAGTCGGACAGAAGGACGTGAGGAGAGTAGCGCATTACGCGCATTACGCTACCCTCGACGGCAGGGGCCGAATTGCCAGGGGCCAGACGGCCCGGACGTGGTACGCATTCGGCGCATAGGGCCGAATGCCTACTTCGTTATTCAAAAGTGACGCGCGCCTTTCGGCGCAATTGCGAGAGTCATACGTGTTAAGTGTAACGCCGTTATGTACTACCGCGTATTTTGTCGTTTCAATTTGCGTTGTATTTGCCATGACTAAGAATACCATGTGCAAAGGCGCAAGTCAATGACTTGCGCCTTTTATTATTGCACTTTTTTTTGGGAATTTTTAGGCCGCGACTTCCTCCACAATTTTGTAAATTCTGTGGCCACTGACGGAGAGAGACTGCACGGTAATGCCGTCCTTCTGAAGGACGGAAATAAAACCGCGTACCGTATGCCTTTGCCACGTGAAAGTGTCCATAAGTACTTGAATGTCTACGCCTTGGCGCAATAGCGCGATAGCCGCACTTTTCTTGCTAGGGCGCGAATATACCGCGACTGGCGAAGTCGAGATAATGTAGCCTTCCGGCGACACTGCGGAATTGACGGGCGCAATGTCCGACTTGACTACCGGGGCCGCGACTGGGGCCGCGACTGGGGCCGCGACTGGGGCCAGGGCCAGGGCCAATTCCTTACTGGCCTTTAACGCCTTTGGCGCACTGGCCGTCTGTGTGGCCGTCTGTGTGGCCGTCTTTTTTGTCGTCTTTTTCATGTCTGTAATTTTCCTTTTTTTGAGTTTCTAGTACCGTTTGGGTACTCTTCAATTTAACATTTGCCGTGGTACTAGTCAAGTCTTTTCGCACTTTTTCCCAATTAAAAAGTCTTAATTCTACATACGCCTTCCTTACGCCCAATCGCCATTTCGCCTCGCCTTCCACAACGCCGTCTAATCGCCTTTCGTCTCGCCTTCCCGTTTCGTCCTGGCTTCGTCTTTTCGCCCTGGCTTCGCCATTTCGCCATTTCCTCGCCGTTTCGCTATTTCTTCCCGTGAAACGCCTTTTGATCGCCTGCCCGGATCGCGATGTACATCGGGCTTCAAAACGTTTCTAAAGCTGCTGCAGGATCTGGATGGCCAGCGCCGCCGCCCAGGCCGGCCGCGGCCGGCGATTTGAAACTCTGACGGGGCGGGACGATTTGCAGCCCGCTGCAAAACCAGACGGGGCAGCAGGATTTTTGAATGCTTTGAAACTGCGATGGGGCAGGACGATTTGACGTCTGCCCCAATTTTCCGCTTGTGCGAGCGACGTTATGAAGCGCTGGCACGCGGCGATTCCAAGCCATTGATTTCAGCAAATTCTATAGCGTGCTTTGCAACCGCGTCCGCGACGATCGCAATCTCAGCCGTTTCTCGAATGCTTTTGCCTCGATCCTCTAATGTCCACGGCCCATCGCTGAATGGCTCGCCTTTTAATCGCGAGCTCCAAATGCCGTTTTCGAGCGTGATGTACAGCTTGTCGCCGGACGAATACAAAACCGTTACCAAGCCTTCTTCCATCACGGCGCGAATCCCCCGTTCCTGCACCGCTTTGAGCAGCGCCCCGCATACCCGCCGTTGCCAAGCTTGTTTTTCAGTGTCGTTTGAGTTTGAGTTCATAGTTTAGTCCTTTCGTTGTAGTACGTTACGTCCTACTCTTCTATTGTCCTATATTAGGATAAAGTGCGCAAAGGCTATTTTCAGAGCCGCCTGTCAAGCGATGCGCGCGCGATTTCAAACGGCGATGCGAATCTTGTTCGCAATCGGGATGCGCACCGCTTCGCGGCGCGCTCACCCGCGGCGATTGGCCGCGCGCTCGTCAGCGGCGATTGCATCGGCCCTATAAGCGCACGCGGGGCAGGAGGATTTAGAGTGCGCTCGAAAACTGGACGGGGCAGGCCGATTTGCAGCCCGCCCGAAATCCTGGTTGTCGTTGCGATCGCGCTCACGATGGGAAGCTCATTTGAACATCCCGATGACGCCGCCGATTAGCAGCGCGGCGACTATCAGGACCAAAATCCCGCACGGAATCGCGACAAGCGACTGCGTGCATCCGGCGAGATTGTGAACTGCTTTTTGGCCTGCTGCATACTGCGCTGGCGTCGATTTGCATTTGGGGCAGGCGCCGCTCGAAAGCGGCGTTCCACAATACGGGCAAAATCCCGGCGTCATCGCGCGGCCTCAATTTCGCGCACTGTGTAGCGGTAGGAGGCGCGGGTATCCGTCGCTCGGTCCGCGTTTAGTCTGTCGGCTTCTTTCTGCGCTGCCTCGCGCGTTAGGAAATTGTGGATAGCCTCGTTGCACTTGAACCAAGCGGCACGCGAGCCCGTGACGCCGCCCCATACCTCACACCAGATTCGGAACTGTGACTTCATCGCGGGGCTTCCCGCCGTGGTTTGTGTTTTGTTTTTCGTTTCGTTTGAGTTCATATTTTTCCCTTCCGGGGCGTCTTGCGCCCACCACCTGTATACCGTGTACGGATAAAGTACGCAATGGCTATTTTCAGATCGAAAGTTGCAAAATTGCACGCGCTATAACGAGTCGGAAAATTGGCAGGTAGTGAGGTACCAGACGAGCCCCGGAAAGGCGCTATAGCGCGTCTGGTACGCGGGAATTGACGCGCTAACTACTCGCCTCCGTTGCCGAGCGCGACGGCCCAAATGAATTTGCCCATCTCGATCACAGCCCAGGCGAACAGCACGAGCTCGAACAGCAGCGGTTTGGTAATGTGCAGCGCCTGCTGGATCGACTGCACGATCTCTGTGAGTGTCTTCACTGCTTGCCTCCCGCGATGGGCGCGGCAAGCAGAATTGCATCGGCCTCGATCTCCGCGGCCGTCCACCGGCACCAGCCCATGTCGTGGCCCTCGGCGTCATCGTCCCATGCGACGGTGTAATGCCCTCCATCGAATGACTCAATCGTGCCGAGCCAGCCGATGGGAATCTTGACCAGGCCGCGCTCGACTTCGTTTGCATCGGGCACTTTTGTTTGTAAGCGCCGACCGATCAGCGCCTTGTTAATAGTTGTCATTTGAGTTTTCCTTCTAAGTTGAGTTTGCGTTTCAATTCCGCGGTCATTTCCCGCTGCGGAGCGATTTCGACATGCCAGGGGATGGCCGCCGCGATCACTTCCGACACGTCGGCACGCGAGCTCCAGCGATCGATAAGCCGGTTGCGCGCCTCGATCACGTCGCCCGCTTGGGCCACCTGGTCATGAACCAGGCGGCCATCGGCGGTGACCGTGATGCGGAACCGGTATTGCTCCCGATTCTCGATCGCGATCAGAATTTTCATTTTCCTTTCCGTTTCGGCTTGGCTGGCGTTGGTGCCGGCTGTTTGAACTGCGCAGCCGGGTCGATGGCCAGGACGGCCTTTTTCGAGCGTTCTAGCGCGGGCCGCAGATCGCGCCCGTCGATCGCCAGGGTGCCGTCGACCAATGCGATTTGCGCCTCGATCAATTCCCGCACGTTGCTAGAAAGCGATTCCCGCAGCGCACCTACTACTTGCTCCTGCGACGGCGCGGGCTTCGGCTCCTCGTTGGGCGTCGGCTTCTGTTTCTGTTTCGGTTTCGGTTTCATATTTTCCTTTTTCATCTGGTTTCAGTACTCCTCCGCGAGCATGATGGTGAGCACGCGGTTTGTGGCGCGCGGATCGGTTGGATCCGGCGCTGCAAATTCGAGATTCGCATCGTAGTAGTCGATCTTCCAGTAAATCTTTCGACCGTCGACCACGACCGATCCAAAATCGCGTTCGCCGTAGGGATCGTCTCCCGGCGTGAAAGCGTTGAAGTCGCGCACGGCGTCCCGGATCGCGTTTATCGTTTCGACCGGGAGCGCCATGACGCCGCGGGTGTGCAGCACGGTGCTATTCGGCGCGAGGCCCATCGCTTGACGAGCCAGGTCGTTCAGGTGCGCCACGCGCTCGGAGACGTCGCTCACAGCGCCCGCTCCAGAGCCGATTGGTTGCCGCACGCGACCACGGTCGCGCCTGGTTTCTTCGATGGCCAGCTGCGGACCATCCCGTAGTACTTCTGCTCGTAATCCCAGGTGTTGAAGTCGTTGCACTCGACTTGCGCGTAGGCTGCGGCCACCGCGGCGATCGGGTTGAGGTTGTAGATCCGCATGTCCTGCGTGCGGAGATCCATAACCTCGGTCTGCGGCAGTTTGGTGATGGCCTTCCCCGCTGCGGCCTTTGACGGGTTGTAGCGCTTGGCCAGCGCGTCTCGCCGCTTGCGGTATTCCTGCCAGGTCCAGCGCTTGGGGTCCGCTGCAATTTGCGCGTGCAGCGTCCGGTACGCAACGATAAATTCCGGCGTGAGTTTCGCAAACATTTCGTCGAAGCGGGCGATGGGCGCTGACGCGGCGATCATGTACACGTCGTCAGCGAGGTGCATCGCGTACTCAGCGTTGCCAGCCTCGCTCCGGACGCGCACGCGCTCCCGGTCGACGATTTGAATCGTTTTGTCGTAATACACCATGAATTTGCAGATCCCTTTATCGAGCGGCGCTCGCTTGTTCGATCGCGGCGCTTCGATAACATGAGCGCCTTTTGGATCCAGATATAACAGCCTCAAAATTGATCTCCTTCACAGCAGGGTTCGCCTGCGTCTACGTCGCAGCCGCATTCAAAGCAGGTCCGCAACTTTATCCAAATCTGGCGATTCCGGCACCAGCGGGAGCGCCCGTTGGGGCACCCCGCTTCGTGGCAGAATACGCCGTTAATTCTCAGCGCTTGGCAGGAGTCACACGCCATCGGCTTGCTCCTCCGCTTCGAACTCCGAAATTACGGCTGCGAAATCGTCCTCATCCGTATTGGCGGCGATTTCAATCGCCTCGTCCGCGCTGGCCGCTTCGACGAGCAGCGAGTAGTCGACCGAGTAGCGGATCAAAAACTTCATCGCTCCCCTCCGCCGACCCTGGTCGGATTACGCATTGGCTGGAACCTCCCGATCGCGCCGCGCTTCGTCCCAAAAGGCAGCGAGCGTCGGATCGTCCTCGCCGTCGGCGATTCGTTTGCAGATGTCATACGCCGCTCCGAAATGGTTCATGCAATCGGTGCAGTAGCACGATGAATGATTGAGCTCGACGAGCTTGCTCAAAAACAGCGTGGTAATCGGGTGCTCGTTCCGCCAGCGGGTTCCGCCGATAGAGCACATCTCGCGGATAATCTCGGCGAAGGAAATCGCGATTCCGCTCGAGTTGCAGCCGTCCTGGCAAGCGATGGCCTGCTCCGCCGCGCGCTTCAAAAGTTGCTTGGCTTGGGTTTTTTCCATCGCTGCTATTCGCCTTTCGTGTACACGTTCAAGCCGTAGCTGATAGCCGGATTATTCGGCGCTGCCTGGTTGCCCGCGGTTGTGGCGACGATGGTGGTCTTGCCCGACGCCGATTTGCCGAAGCGCTTGCTCAAGTCAATTTCTAGCGTCATTACGGTACCCTTTACTGTTACTTTCACGTTTGTCATATCGTTCTAACTCCAATCCTTTTACTGAGATAGCGCCTTATATAGGGCGCACCACCATACTGTCCGACCTCGAAAAGATGCGCAAAGGCTATTTTCACAACGGACGGGCTTGAATTCTCGGCTCCGGAGCGACCCGGATCAAGCCGGGTCAACCCGGATCGACCCGGATCAAGCCGGATCGACCCGGATCAGCTGCTGCAGCCGGATTCGCATCGCCGATGCAAATCTTGCTGCCAGGCGTTGCCGGCGGCTCCGCTGCCGAGCGCGTTTTCGATCGCCGCCCCGGATCGATCGCCAGCCTCTCGCCCGGCGCTTAGAAGCCTACGCGGGGCAGGAGGATTTAGAGTGGGCGCGCGGGGCAGGAGGATTTAGAGTGCGCCAAAACCATCGGGTTTTCGGTGCGGGGGATTAATTGAAAGATTCACGTGACAAAGGCCCTTGCGTATTTTATAATGAAGTAATGAAAGTGAACAAATTATGGCGTTAAACGACGAAGATAAGCAGTGGATCAAGAGCCAGATTAAAGAGGCGACCAACGCGCAGACCGAAGTGCTGGTCGAAAAGATGCGCGAGATGCAGACGGAACTTTTACGCGGCTTCGCCGCCTTCTCAGAGGGGCAGACGCTACGGCTGCGCAAGCTCGAGGCCGATCAATCGAACCTCGACGCCGCGCTGTCCGGGCGTGTCGATGTGGTCGAGCGACGGCTGTATGAAATCGAGCAGCGCCTCGGAGGGGCGCGATGATGAAATTAATCGACGCTACGAAACGCCGCGGCCGTCCGCGCAAGCCCGACCAGGAGCTTAAAAATCCGCGCCAGTGGCGCGGATCTGCGCGGCCGCGCGGACCAGCCGAGCGCGGGCCAGGTCGCCCGAAGCATCTTTTCGCCTGCCCTCAATGCGGCCAGGTGTTCGACAAAACGACGCTCCGGTCGCACGAGCCAGCCTGCCGGCGCAGCGCGCTCAAGGTCGGCGACCAGTATCGCGTCAAGATGGCCGGGAGAACGGTGCCGGTGCGGATTGAGGCGATCACCGAAGACGGCTTTCTCATCTGCACCAACCTCGAATCGAAGCGGCTGATTCGCCTCAAGACGCCGCGGCGCTTCGAAGGCTGGATGGACAAATCGACGTTCCGCTTCGCCGAGGGGCACCGGCTTGCGGCGGTCCGCGAGCCGCTCTCGACTACAGGGCAATTAGATCCGCAATGCACCACAGGGCCAGCCCAAACGGGAGAAGCGCCAGCTTCGGAACCGTCATGCCCAGGGACAGAAACAGAAACAGCAGCACGGCGATAAACAGCAGCGCCTTACGAAAGTTCTGAATGTTCATTTTCGTCGACCCTCAGCGGTGGCCGCAACGGCTGCCGCTGCGGAGTTGTTTCGATGGCCCTCGGAAGCTCCCGCGCCCGCCGCAGCCGGATTTCGATCTGCGCCGCCTCGTCGGGGAGATGATAAGTTTCGCCCTTCCAGCGCGGGGTGCGATAGGGGTCCAGGTGTTGGCGAATCGCGATCAGGCGCATAACGTTGAAAGGCCCGCGAAAATGGATGCGAGTTGTGTGTGTACCAGGAGATCGCGGGCCTCGATCATCAATTAGGCGTAGTGTACATCGATTCCGTGGCAGAAAAGCCACAAACTGCACGGTTGAATCCCCGCGACAGCCGCGACAACAACCCGCAGATTATAAACGGGCGTCGAGGTTCGAATCCGGCCTGGGGTTCGGTTCGAATCTCACCTGGCTTCCCGCTTCACTCGGATTTGCAGCAGTAGCGGGCAGGACCGCCAGTCGACCGGCTGGCCCGAAATCTCGAGCACGCAGCGCTCGGCGGAGTCTACGACCGCGGCGCAGCGGAGCGGCTCGGGCAGCAGTAGCAGGGCCACGCGGCGCGGCTGGCCACGGTGCGCAATGGGAACGCCCTTCGGCAACTGGTAAGCCGCCGAGCCGTGGAACGGGCAGTTCACTCCTAGGGGATCCTCCGAATACATTCCTGGTGCGCCAGTTCACCAGCATACTCTAGGCCCGCTCGCATCTTGGCGCTTTCGCCGCAGCAGGACGGCAATAAGAAACACTCATCGCCCTCGACAATCGGCCGCCACGCGCAGAAGCGGCAGCGCAGCGGAGCGCCGTACTCGGCGATCAGTTCCTCGGTCATGGTGACGCGGCGGTAATTGGCCATCTCTTTCTCAGTCAATTTAGTCTCACCGCGTCGATCCGGATTTTGCGCTGCAGCAAGTCGTACCACGCATCAGGCGTGCGCAGCACGAATAGGACGCCGCGCCCGACGACGATCGCCGCCATCTCAAGCACCCCAAGATCCAGGAACATGCTCTCTTGCGCCGCGCGATTCAAGCCAAATTTGTTTTGGATTGTCATCTGTGCGCGTGGCGGTCCTGTGGCCAGCACTGTGCCAGCTTCCGGTTCGGGCCCTGAGATCAGAACTCTCATCCCTGCTCGTAGCACCATACCGGGCGCCGTCTCGAACACGCAAAATTCAGTTTTCAAAACCACACCTCCACAATTACCGGATCGTCTTCCTTGAACCGCTCCCACCGGATGCGCCCGGCGCGCTGCATTTGCCTCCGCACGATCGCGAGGCTCGCGTCGTCGTCGCCGTAGTAAATCTCATGCGGCGCTGTGTCCGCAACGCACGCGCCGTCAACAAGCCGCCAGCGCCGAACGACGATCGAAGCGCCGGGGAAATCGGACGGCCTGCGATAGATCACGAACTGCTCGAACACCTGCGGGCCGCCGCCTTTCATGCGCCGCAAGATAAGCCCGATGGCTGGCTCGAGGTGGTCGAGCTCCCAGGCAGGCGCCGATTCGTAGTCGTGATCGTCGAGCGGCATGTATTTGACGCTGAGCGTTGGGCCGCCGTCGAGCGTTAGCACCATCTCCGCCGCCAGCGCCTCGGCTTCGACGTCAAATTCAAATTCGAGTACTTCCCACTCGCTGGCGATCCCCATGCTCACCGCCGCCGCGCACCAGGTCGGATCGATCCACCAGCGGCCCTCGACGATGGCCACCAGGTGGCCCTGCCAGCCGCCCGTGCGCTCGTCTAGAACGGAATGATTGCGCATCGCTTTTTCCCATTCGTCATCGTGGGGCATCGAAACGTAGGCCAGCTTCGCCTCGTCGTTGACGCACACGAAGCGCACCGGCAGCGCCCGCGCCTCAAAGCCGAGCGCCTTAAAAACTTCCGTCGTGATACGCACCGCGGCGATGCAATTATTCGGCGTCGGGAACCAGCGGCGGATCTCTGCCGGCGCGACTTCGGAGAATCGGGCGACTGCTTCCTCGAGCGTCATTTGGAGCTCCGGCACACCGGGCAGGAAATTCCATCGCCGATAAACCCTGCATCGGCGCACCACGGGCACGATTCGTTGGGTTTCAAAAGCGGAATAATAATCGACGGTTGCGGCCCCACCAGAAAGCCAAACGGCTGATTTCGGACGTGACTAAGCGCCCCGGAAACTACCTGCACGCCCTCGCGCGTGCCGTAGATCGTCGCCACCACTAATCCGTCGCGAAAGACTTCGACGATGATCTCGTTTTGTCGATCGGGATGGATATGCGGTTTTTCCCGCGTGCGCAGCACGCTTCGCTCGTTCATTTGAAATTCACTTCGATTGCCAGCGGCGGTTGCAGGCAGACCACGCCGATTTTCCTGGTCGGCGTGTTGAATAATTCGGTGAAATGCTCCGACACGAGCCTGACGCCGAGCTCGGTTGCGTGGATCGTCCCGCGCAGTTCACCACCCGGCTCCCACACTTCGATGACGGCATCACCCGAAGCCAATTGCTTGAACCGCAGTTCCATCACAGCACCTCGTCCAGAAAATCGTGTTCCCACGGCGCGACCTCGCGATCCTCGCCCCACCGATCCACAACCCACGCCGACCACGCCACGCAGATCGCGCCGGGTAGAATCTTGCCGCCGCACTCGTCGCAATCGTAGTGTGTGAGCGGCAGTGGGTGCCGCTCCCCATTGACCGCAATAAACCGCTGCTCCGCCGTCGGCTGCTTCGCGCGGCCGTAAATGACCCGCTCAAATTCGGGTGGTTCGATTGCTGAACCTTTGCTCCTCTGCCAGACGCCCGGAAGTTTGCCAGCCCCGCAATGCTCGCAGAGTAGTTTCATCATGCGTATTGCTTCCCGTCATCCGGCTGCACGTCAGGCTCGCGATCGCCGATGACTTCCGCCATTTTCGACATGGCTTCGAGCGCCTGAGTGAGCGCCGCGATCGCTTCTTCTTTTTTCCCGCGATAGACGCAGTAATAGCCATCGACGACCGCGCCGCCGCCGACCGAAACGCGAACGACGCCCAACGGATCATCGGCCTTTTTGGTGATTTTTATATTCGGCATTTTTTTATTTCGGATCCCTCCAGGAACGTCGCGGAGAACGGGCCGCGGCCTTCGCCGCAAACTCCTTTACCGCGCGGGCGTGCATCGCTTCGGCTTCGTTCCAGGTGGAGCAGCGCTCCTGAAATTCGACGTTTTCGCCATCGGCCCACACCATCGTTTCAAACAGAAGTGGCGGCCCACCGGACCACTGGTGATCGAGGCCCAGGAACACGGTCGACACGTAGTAGTGCGCGCCGATCATTTCCTGCTTGACCACGCGATCGGCGGATTCAAACCAGCGGCCCCAATCGAGCGTATCCTCGACGGGCTTCGGCGTATGGCCTTCGAGGATGTAGTGGCTTGGCCGTTTGAAGTGTACGGCGTCATGCCCGTTTGGGATGCGGCTCTTGTCCGTCATTTTTCCGCGCTTCCCAAATATTCGTACACGCGGATGCGGCGCTCCAGAGCGTCGTGACACTCGCCGCGCTCGTTCACCATGAGCAGGAGTATCATGCCCGTTTCGCCCGCGTAGAAAAAAGCCCAACCGCCAATAATCCATGTGTGCCACATCGTCAACGCCACGCCTGGCTTGTGATCGCCGACCAGCACGTATACGATGCCGCATTTGAGTTCCGCCGCGGCGAGCTCGCGCCCAATTTCCGGATGCGCTGGTTTCATTGTTTTTTCCCAAGCTCCGAGTCCCGGTGCCGGTGCAATTTCTCCGCGCTCAGATCGCCGAACATTTTCAAGCGGCCCTCGAATTCCTCGGTCGGGCATTCCATTTCCATCGCCTCGTCGAACTTGATCGAGCCGTCGGCGCAGCGCGTGTAGGCTTGCGAGTAGGTGAGCGTGCGCTCGGGAATTTGCGCGCTGACCATGATCGCCTCGACGCGCGTAATCAAGCCCTCGGCGGCCATCTGCTCGGTGCCCATGTTCTTTGTCAGTTCCTCGAATCGCTTCCTCGAAAGCGCCCCGCCGGTAATGCTGGCCTTGCCAATCCAGGCGTCGGTGAGAAACACGACGCCTTTGATTCCGATATCGCCGACCATTTTCCTGACGCCATCGAAGATCCAATCCTTGCCCTCGCCGCTGTTGAGCATCTCGGCGACGTGCGGAGGCATGGGAACGATGGCCATTTTGCCGCTGCCAGAGGGATTGAGAAATGCGAGGATCGGCGAGATCTGGTGAGTGCGGGCGAGCTCGTCTTTCGCCTGCTTGAGCAGCGGCGCGATCATCTCGCGGAGTTTTTCGGTGTACTGGCTTTCGTTTTTATTCATGAGGCTCCGCCAGCATATCCGCTTCGCGTGCCCTCCGGGAACCGGGCGCGGATCTTATCGAGCGTTTCGATCGGATTTTTCATAGCGGGTCCATTCCCATCTGCATAGCCTTGTACATCCAGCGCCCGATATCGGCGCGTGTCGCGATCTCCCGCGCCTCCTGGCGAAGCGCGGCGAGCTCGCGGCGGCCCTCGGGATCGGCGTGCGGATTCATATCCCACACCGGCGCGTCGACCCACTGCTCGAGGTAAGCGCGGATGAGTGCAATTTCACCGTCGTCGAGCGTGAAGCCGTTCAGGAATTTGCGGATCGGCTTCGCCAGGCAGCCGGTGATCTCCTCGCGCCAGTAGCGCGGCCCGAACTCCATCATTTGTTGGGGCGTCATTTTGCCTCCAAGCTGGCGACGGCGATCCGCGCGATTTCCTGATCGCACTTGACGCAGGCAATTACCAGATGGTTCAGCGATTTTACATAACGCGCGGACACGTCTGCCGTCGGATGGCAGCGGGCATGAAAATACACTTCGCTGTGGTCGTGGCCGCAATTGGGCGTTGAACATCCGGCCTCGATCAATTGTTCGCGAAAAAGAGGAGCTTTTGGCGTTGTCATTTTTTCGACCTCCCGATTTCGACACGATGGATGTTATTTGCGGCGCGGAGGGGTTTTTTTTCTGCGCTGCGCCGCGTGTTTAGCCTTGCGCTCCTCGGCCGTGAGGCCAGCCCACGGAGCGCGATTCTTTTCAGCGAGCGTGCGCAGCCATTTGTCGTGATCGGGGTGGCGGCGGTCGCGGGGATGCAGGCGGCGGCCCGTGGCGAGCGCCGGGAAATCGCGGACCGGGATGATCTCAAAACCTCCCACATCGCGGAAGTAACCGCGTATCGAGGCTTCGAGCGTGTTCTGAGGCGTGGGGTAGAGTTTGAGCCAGGCTTTGGTTACCCAGTCGTCGTCCAGCTTGATCTTGAGCAAAAGTACCTCCAAAACTGCGGCATAAATGCAGCGCCGCAGTTTATAAGTTGTACTTTAATTGTTCTTTGTTACAGCTAAAATTGTAAATTCTCGCGTCGAATGATCACTTGAACGGAGCGTAAACCGGACATATCATCGCTATACTTGTCACCATTCTCAGTACTAGTACGTACCTTTTTGGCGCGTTTCAATTCCGCCAATACGCACGCGATGCAGGTTTTGAGCCGCCGCTTTCTCGGCGCGAGCACCGGCTCGTTGCCGTAGTAGATTTTTTTCATCAGGCCTCCTGAGATTCGCGTGCAGCGTTGCGAATGAAGGTGAGCAGGTAGCTTGCGGAGCCAACGCCGGTGAAGCGGCCCGCGTTATCGTGCGATTGAATCAGTTGCCGCGCCCGATCCCAGGCGAGGCCCGCCTGGTCGCAGACGGCGAGGATCTTTCGGGCGATGAATGCCGGCGCGGATTTCAGTCTGTTCTCGCGCTCGACGGCGGCGATCGTGGCGGCGACCTCCGGCAGGCGCGAATCATCGGGCGAGATCGCGGCGGCTTCCGGGGCCGAATTTTGCGGAGGCGGCGAAAAGACGGTTTCCGCGCGTTTTAAGGCGTCCATCGGGGGAGTCATGGCACCTTCCCCTAGGATAGCGCCACCGGACGCGCCACAGGCCGCCATTCGCGCGGCGGCGGCCATTTCTACCACCTTCGCCACCGGCTTTTTCGGGGGGGCCGCGCCCGAAACACATGACTCAGCGCCCTTCGCAGAAGTGAAGCGGGCCGCGCCGCCTTCAAGCGGCTGGGCGCGGTCCGCTACTGCTACCGTACTCTCTAACACATCTTCTTCATATTCAAATCCAACGCGCGCGCGGTCCATATTAGGAGCATAGGGCGCTCCGCCCCATGCCATAGGGCGCTCCGCCCCATGCTCGGCTTTGGGCATAGGGCGCTCCGCCCCATGCTCGGCGGCGAGACACGCGGCAATTTGAGCCCTGGTCGGGATGGTCTTGAAATCGGCAAACTCGACGCGGTGGCGCTGGCGGACGTAGGGCGCCGATGCGCCGGCAAGCCGCAGAATGGCGATCGCGCGGCGGATTGCCCATACCGAGAGTCCGAGTTCCTCGGCGAGTGTCGAATAACGGATGTAGCAATGGCCGTTCTTTTTCCCGTACCGCTCGATGCGGTCGAGGACGACAATTATGATGTGCATGGACGGAACGTTTGTCATGAAACGCTTCCCCCTTTCTTTGCGGGTCGGCGAGATGTAGAATGTTGGAGCGATTGGAACCTGCTAAGAGGGGCCGCTGCGACGTTCACCGCCCGGCCCCTTTCCTCTGATCCCCTTCAAAAGCGTTCAACCAGGCAAATAGCGCCTCGCGGCTCGAGACCACGGCAACGGCGAGGCGCAGCCCGTGGCGCAGCTGGTGAATGCGCGTGCGCTGCGCCGCGGATGGTTTCTCGCCCGGTCGTTTGACTTCCATGAAAAAAGGCCGGAACGTCGCATGGACGGCCAGCCAATCGGGCGTTCCTGTGGGGTTGCCAGTCAGCCAGCGCTTGCAGTCGGGGGTGCGAAAGCGTCCGCAATGGACGCGCACCGGAAAGTAGCCGCGCCGCTCGAGCAGGTCGCAGCAGGTAGCTTCGATATCGTTTTCTGAGGGTTCATCCGGACGTAGTTTGAAGCCGCCCGTCATTCGCCTTCTACCGGCCGCGAGAGCAGCGAGTCCAGAACTTCGCGGCATGACTGGCAGAGTTTGAAGCCGTCAGAGCGGCTGAAGTAGAGCGACTCGCGGGAGCCCACGAGCGCCGCGCCGCAAAATCCCAGGTCGGGGTGATTGTAGAGCGCCAGATGCTTCTGCCGGTCGCCCTGGCCGCGCCTGGTATTCAATAGCAGGCGATCGTCGATTACGGCGGGAAGGAACGAGCGCTGCGCCTCGATCGCGGCGTCGAGGCTGCGCCGCATAAGACACACCCGGCATGTCAGTTCCCCCTCGGGGATCGCGCGGTGACACGCCGGGCAAATCATTAGCTCGCACTCCGATTAGCGAGCGGGAATGTTAGAAGGACCGCGCGTGCGCGAACTCTGCAGCGTACTTTGCGGGATAAAGGACCACGCCACTTACCACGCCACTTAGCGCGTAAGTGGGGATATATCGACGCAACAAGTACATTAGAATCAATGTAAAATAACGCGGTTAGCCGTAAGGCGTTTCCTTGACACGGAAGAGGCCGGTAGTTCGAGTCTACTCGAGCCCACCAATCTTTCAATAACTTACAGACATTCGAAAACAGATCGGCACGCCACTTCCACGCCACTTTTGAAAAGTGCCACGCCACAAGTGGCGTGCTCATTGGATTAACCCCCCGCCCAATTTCGCGCTGGCGTCTATCGACAGCGGGGCGCTGCCGCGTAGTATTTCTTCAAGTTTCACCATGTGTTCCGCCGTGTGCGCGTCGACCGCTTGCGAGTATTCGGTGAGCGTCATATCGGGCCGCGCATGTCCGAGTTGCGACTGAATCGACTTGACGTCGAAGCCTATCATCAGCGCCAGGGTGGCGAAACTGCGCCGCAGCATTCTGAAATCGACGTTGGTGACGGGGATCCCGGCGCGTACCGCCGCGGGCCGCAATTTGCGGTTGAGGAAATTCTTCCGGTCGACAGCGCCGCCGTCCTTGTTTTGAAAAACCAGATCAGTCGGCCCGACCTTCGCGTGGCGCATCCAGTCCCGAAGCTCTTCGGCGACGAGCGGCGGCAGATGGATTACGCGGCCCTTGCCGGTTTTGGTTTCCTTGACATTGCGCCAGCGGTCGAGCGCCCGCTGAATCCGGATCCACGTCGGCCCCACGTCCGCGCCGCGAATCGCGAACAGTTCGTTCGGGCGAGTCGCGCCTAGAATCGATATCCACACAATGAGCGCATCACGCGCCTTTAACTGCTCGAGGAGCGGCTTCAAATACTGCGGCGCGAAAACCTCTTTCGTTGTTTTGCGGGCCTGCTTAGGCGTTCGCAATCTCACCATGATCGAGCGCGTCGGGTTCTTGGCGATCAGGTCGCGCTCGGCGGCCAGGTCGAAAACCGCGCGTAAATGCGTGACGATCTTCTGAACGTATTGGGCGCTGATTCCCGTTTTGACTTTCCCCGGAACTTTCACCAGTTTGCGATCGACGCGCTTCCAGCCGCCGGGCGTCGTGTACTTGCGATCGGGGAGGGCGCTGATGAAATGCTTCAACTCGTCGGGCGTCACCTTGTCAATCGGCCTCGCGCCGATCGCAGGCTTGATGATGCTGTTAAAAATCGAGCACATGGTCCGGTGCGTGAACACTTCCCAATCGCCCTTCTTGAGCGTCAGGTAGTCGTCGCACAGCGCGGCGACGGAAGCGCCGCTCGTGGTGGCAACGGATTGCGATGCTTGCCGGCGCAGCCAGGTCCGATGCAATTCCTGGGCTGCGGTTTTGGTGGGAATCTCCGCCTTGGTCCCGATAATGCGGCGGCGCATACTGCGCTTGCCGTCGAGATAGACGTGATAGCTGCCTTCCCATTTCTTCTCTCGCGCGCCAACGAGTTTCACGCTGCCGTTTTCGCGGCGCTCGCGCGTGCGGTGGGCGTTGTTATATTCGGCCAGGTTGAGATCGGTCATTTGGCCGCCTTCTTTCGGGCAGCGGGTTTTACGAACTTCGGCCCCTTGGTGCGCGGTCGGTCCCAATAGGGCGAATGGCACCGGGGGCATTGCTTTGGCCCCTCGGCCGATGTGGGCATCCAGGTGTGATCGCAACGGAGGCACTTCAGCCGAAGCGCCTCGAATTGCCTTGCTAGGTTTTTTGTCATTCCCTGAGCATATATGACTGGAGCCACAGAACGGGCGCTTCATTGTAGCGGCCTCCCGTTGGCCATCTGCCGGCGGCAGCGCTCTAAAAACTCCTCGATATCCTCGTTGCGGAAGCGCACCGATTTGCCGAGCTTCAGGCTCGGCAGTTGTGGCCGCCGCCGTCCTTCGGCGTGCGCGAACACCCATCCGACACTCACCTTCAAGCGCTTGGCGACGTCGCGGGCGGTCAAGAGTTCATCGACCACCAAACACATCCGGGTTGTAGTAATCGACGACCAAAGCGCAAATCGCATCGTCGTAGGTTGCCGGAGATTCGTATTCGGCTTCGCACTGCTGCCGCCGCCGTTCGAGCGCGGCGAGAGTATCGCTGCCGATTTGGATAAACGCGATTTTGATTTCTTCACTCATACGATCGGCTCCTCTGGCGCGGGCAGCGCCTTGAACTGCGCTGCTTCGACCATTTCGTAAATCGACTTTCGCCCGGTCGGCAGCCAGTAGGCGAAAAAAACCTGCTGCGGCTTCACCATGCCGGTTTCGAGCAGCGCGTTCTGCGCCTGCACCCACCGCAGCAATTGCCGCCACGCCACGCGCTCGGCTTTGGCGAGCAGCGCATCTGCCGGGGCGAGCGGCGCACGCTTGCGCATGACGAGCAGCAGCCTGTCCACGCGAGCGGGCATCTCGAAAATCAGCTGGCGGCCGTCCTCTACTTCCATTTGCCAGCGCAGCGCGACGGGCTTCCGGTCGACGCCAAACTCGGTGGCGATCTGGCGCGCGCCCGCCTTGATCAATTCCTGCCCGATTTCTGAAACCGTGCGCAGCGGCGAGATTACGGTGCGCTCCATGAAGATCGACGATTCGCGCTTGCTCATGATTCCCCGCCCGCGGCTTTTTTCCGCTTCGCGGCCATCCGCACCTTGAACGCGGCGAGCTCGGCTTCGAAGTGGCAGCTGCAGCCGCATTTGCCGGGGTACGTGATCGGCGTCGGCGGCTTGGGGTAGTGGCGATAACAAACGCGCGGCGCGATGCCGCCGTGGCGGCCTTCGAGGCAGTTCAGGCAGATCGCAAGCATAGGGCAAAGCTCGCCCTGCACCACTTCGATGAACACGGCGACGGGATAGCCGGGCATCATCATAATTTCCAAAGGGAAAGTTTCATGTAAATCTGGTCGCCCGCTGGCTCACTATGGATGCTAAAAATTCGAGCCAATCGTTGCGAAATTGGCGCACCGCGAAATAGACCATCGACTTCCCATAGCAAAATGTTGGCTTGTTCAAACTTGGGTTGAGGCTCGCGAGCCATTGCGCCATCACGTGGTCAGGTGCCTGTACAAAATCCGTGCGGCCATTCCGTTCGAAGTCGCTGTTGATACGCTCGTTAGCGAGCAACCACTGAGCGACCGTCTTGGAGTATTCGACGATAACGAGCACCATCTGCTGTCCTGTTGCCCGCTCGAAATCGCGGTAGTCGATCCACCGTTTATGGTCGATGCCTGTCTCCCATTCCTTCGTTAAGATGCCTTTGGTCCGATCCGTTTTTGTCTTGACCTCGGCTGGAATCGAAACGCCGCGGTTGGACACAACAAGATCGGGGCGTGGAATTGGCTCTTTTCCTGGCACGGCCACGGATGGTCCGCGCCCATCGCGGGGCAAGCCATCGCAATTTCGCTCGACGCTAAAATCCGCGTCGCGGAGCATCCGGCAGACTGTGTTTTCCCCGATCTGACCGAGTATTGTCGCTTGATCGAAAGGGCGTTTCATCTTGCTTCCGCGCCCCATGCTCGCCATCCCGCTCGCGGCTCTCGTGAAAACAATTCGACCCGTCCGAAGTGCGGCGTTGGACACACCTGTTCGACCAGCGAATAAAACTCATCCGGCTTTCGCGAGTGTTCGCCCACCGGCGCAGTGAGCAGCGTCGATTGGGCGGTGAGCGTAATCACCGGACGTCCCCGGCTGCACATTAGGCAATGCTCAGTTTGGCCGCGCAGCCAATCCCCCAACCCGATTTTATTTTTGGCCCAAGTAAGCAGCGTGCGGTAGTCGAATCCCCACGCCCGCGCCACGCGAAACGCCGGTTCCAAAAAAGCGTTGGTGGTCCACAACCACAACACCGCGTCGTCATTTGCGATTCTAGCGACCGGCAGTGCTTCGATTTCCTCTAAGCTCATACCGCTGTAAGCAGGGTAGCCGCGTGAATCGTTGGTCGGTCGCCGCTCGCTGTAAGGCCACGGAGGATCGGCAACGACGACGCCGAAAGGCCCAGTAGGTAACGGCGGCGGCGCTTTGCGAAGCTCATCGCCCTTGGCGTGTTTGCCGTTAAACTTCGCGATGGTCATCAAGCCCGACGTCGTTAGCTCGTCAAGATCGCGCTTGTTCCGTTCCTCAATGTAGTTCTCGAAAACCGGTGCCGGAACCGCCGCGATCTGCTGCCAGCGGGACGCCTGCTTCTTGTGCACGCCGAGATCGGGAAGGGTTAAATGTGACGCGGCGTCACATTTATTTTCCGGTCGGCCCTTGCCCGCCCGTTCGCCGCGCTGCTTCATCTGGTCGAGAATTTCACCCGCTTTGCGCTCGGCCCGCAGCCGTATTTCGGCGGCTTCCTTCGCCACTTCGCGCGAGTGCCCGGCTGCACGAAAATACTTTTCTGCCGCTCCTGCAAAATTGCGAATTTTGAGCACTTCGCCGAGCATGGTCGCTTTCGCAAGCAGAGAGCGAGCGCGGCTCAACAACTCCGCCGACGGAGCAACCGTTACGAGATCCCCGCTCACGGCGCGGCCTCCGCCTGGTTGCCCCAACCGCTCCAGCCAGCGGGCAGCGGGCCGCGGGCGAACAGTTCGAGCTTCTCTATGCCGGGATACATGCGGTCGATGATTTCGCGCACCACCGGAGGCTTGGCGCTGTGCTCGAGGCGCGGCGCGTTGATGACCGAGGACGGACGCAGGAACGGATCCGGCGCGGGCAGTTCGCCGCGCTTGCAAATCAGCAGGAGCTCGTGTTGCTGCCGCGCGTAGTAGCCCATGCCGATCTGGTCTTTCACCCACACCATGCTGGTCCGGTAGGTGAAGCCCCAGGCCTTCGCCAGTTCGATCGCCTCTTCGAGCTTGGGGCTGGTGGCCCACAGGAAGAGCAGCGCGTCGTCGAGCGCGACGTCCTGAATCGGCTTCTTTGAAAGCTCCTCGAGCGTGAGTGTCGGATATTGGTTTTCGATGGCCCGCGCTTCGTCGGAGAATTCATAGCGCCACGGCGGATCCGCGTAGAGGATGGCGAACTTGCGGTCGGGCAATTCCTGAGAGACCGCTGCGATGAGCGCGAGTTTTTCGGCGCGTTCGGCGCGGCGGATTTCAGTCTTGATTTCAGCGATCGTCTTTTCGCCCGCGGCGATTTGGTCGACGGCTTCCTCGCCCCGCTTCTTTGCGATCTCGCGCACTGTGCGAAGTTTCCGCTCCGATACACCGGCTTTCTTGGCGACCTTGGTGACGATTCGCACGGTGCGGAGCTTTAGCGGGGCGACCACAGCGGTCGCCCCGCTTTTCTTCTTCCCGCGTCCGCCTCGCTTTCCCGCTGCGCGGCGCTGCTCGAGTTTGGCGATCGCCACCAGGCGTTTTTCCACGCGGAAACCGATCGCCCCTCGCTGATCGTCCTTCAGATTGCGCCGGCCAAGCTGATTCAGTTCCATCCACAGCAGCGCGTGATCGCGGCTCGGCAACAGGATTTCGACTGTCGTGTAGGGGAGTTTGTGCGCGAGGCAGATGCGCAGCCGGTTGTGACCGTCGAGTAAAATTCCGTGCCAGAGGACCAACGGATCGCGGCATCCGTGCGCGCGGATATTTTCTTCGAGCTGCCAGAGCTCGCTCGCCTCGAGCGGCGGAATCAGCCGCTGAAACTCAGGATCGATAATGGGTGGAACCTGCCGCACCGCTTCCTCTCTCCGCGTGAGACTTTTCGTTAAACAGAAATTCAAATCGCGTCTGCCAAACTTGAGCCGCCATTTTCTGCGGCATATTTTCCGGGCCAATATGAACGACAACTAAGCCGCCCTGCGTCGTCGCCGTGCAGCGGCGGAAACCGGCTTTGATATAACAGCGGCCTGGATCGCGCTTGCGTTTGACCTTGCTCGCGTCGATGAACGTCACCATGCACACGGTTTCTCCGCAGTGTTTACAGCCGATGCGTGGCGCGTCCGTCCAGAATGAGGCGGTGGCAGCCAGCGCTTCACGGATGAGATCGCTCGCCACCGGGCCGCTCTCTCGGCGAAAGCAGGAGTTTATCCATGCACCGGCCCAATCGTGCTTGACATGCTCGGCAAACGGCCACGACGTCACCCACAGCGAGACTCCATCGATTCCCAGGAGCACCAGGCAGCGCCCCGGAGGAACAAATTGGGGGTGGCCGATTTTCTGCCGGTTATAGTGGCGGTCCGCGATTTGTCGAGCAATCGGATCCGCGCGATAGGATAGCTGCCAATTCATAAAGGAATCCAAAATCTTTTAGGAACGGACGGTCCAACAAGTCGGAGCACCTTTGGGCCGTCCGCCCTTCCCGACCGCTCGTGATCCGCGCTATGGAACGAATCGCGCTCGAACCGGGAAACTTGAAAACCGGAGCGCGGCGGTCCAGCTTCCCCGGCCTGGACCGCCGCATCCGGCTTCTCCGCGCCCCTCCATGCCAGAAATAGAGCGCGGCGAAATCAACAAGGGGAACGGCGCAAGATCCAAAGGTGGGTGCGGATCTCGCGCCGCCCTCGCCCGCTCCGCGTGTTTCTCGTCACGGACGGGCAAGCCAGTTCAGCAACCGCTTAATCGCGTTTATCGCGCGGATCCACCTGCGGCTTATCGCCTTCATCAGGCGGTTCGGGAGCGCCGCCAGCGCCGGGAACAATGGCCCAAACCCATCCCACTCCAGGAATGAATACCAGTACCCAATTCGCGCCGCCGGTCGGCGGCTCGTTGATCGGATGCTCGGGATGGCCGAAGGAAGGCGGTCCGCCCGGAGCGATCGGATGCGCCGGATAGCCGGGAATCGGAGCGCCGCCCCAGATGCCGGGAGGCGGTCCACCGGGCGCGATCGGGTGGGTTGGAAATCCGGGTCCGGTCGACGGATACGGCGGATAAAAGATTGGCGGCATGACTCCGACCGGCGGGTAGTAGATCGGCGGCGTTGGTGTCGCGCCGGGGTAGATCGGGCCGCCGCCGACAACCGGAGGTGGGCCGCCTGGAGCGATCGGGTGCGCTGGCCATCCGGGAACTCCGAAGCCTGGATCGACGGGATACGGCGGCCCGCCGGGCGCGATGGGGTGCGCCGGATGACCGGGCGACGGCCAAATCCCAGGCGGGTAATAGATGGGTGGCGTTGGTGTCGCGCCGGGGTAGATCGGGCCGCCGCCGACAACCGGAGGCGGGCCACCCGGAGCGATCGGATGCGCGGGCCATCCAGGAACGCCGAAGCCCGGATCAACCGGGCCGCCGCCGCCCAGCGGGATAATCAAGCAAAGCATTGGTTGCATTCAAATTCTCCAAGGTCAGGTTCGAACGATTGAAAAACCTTGCTGCTACGCCGGTAGCAGCCGAAAAACTTCAGCGCTTGCCCCACCAGGCCTTGCGGTCGATGGCGATGATGTTGCGCTCGTCGCGCAGCCGCTGCCTCCGCTCGCGCAGCCAGCGCTTCGCTCTCCAGTAGCACCACTCCGCCGCGGCGATCAGGAAAGCGAAGGCGGCGAGGGTGAGGACGATCCCGCCGAGCGCCTCAAATGTCTGGATCATCGCCGCGCTCCCTATCCGCCTCGTGCTCGATCGCCTTTACCGCCGCGGCCCTGAGCGAACCGGCTTGCGCTTCGACCTGGCACCCGGTCGAGGCGGCGCAATAAGAGAGCGTCACGCGAACGCCCGCGGAAAGATCGCGCGTAACCACAATGTCATCGGCGTTCTCTTCGATCCAGTTCAGGATCTGCTGGTCACTGTAATGTGCCGTCATTTTTTTTCTTCATCGGCTTTTCAGGCGGCAGCGGCGCGATCGCGACCGGGCGCATCTCGTAGCCGTCTTCGATTTTTTGGGCGATGTCGAGCTGCTCTGAATACTTGTCCTCGATCTCTTCGCGGAGCGCCTTCATCGTTTTCTTCTTCGCTTTTTCGAGGCGCACGATCTCGCGCGTCACTTGGGCGAGCTCGTAGCCGAAAGCGTGAATCTCATCACGGGTAAAGTCGTAGCGTTCTTCTTCGATTAGCATTTAGATCCTCCACAGGTCACAAACAATCAGCACGATCGCTAGGGCGACGAGCGCTTGAAGCAGTCGTGCGTAGCCTTTCTCTCCCAGCGATTGCAGGTGGGGCAAAATTTCCGGCACATCCAGCAGGGCGCTTCGACGGGAAACTTCTCCTCGTCGATCTCCGCCAGCGTGTAACCGAGGCCCGAGCAGCGCGGGCATTCGCCGGGGTCGGCATCGCCTTCGAAGGGCCACGGCGTGAGTATCTCGAGCTCGTGCTGGATCCAGTTTTTGGCCATCGCTCATAACCCCAGTTGCCCCTGGCCTTCTTCAGCCACCTGCTTCGCCGATTTCAATCCGCCGTCGCCGTTGGCTTTCTCGAGCAAGTCGTCCTCGAGCGTGCGGATCGGCGGCTTGTCCGCGGGCGCGCCGGCCGCTGGCGCTTGCGTTGGCTCGGGAACGGTTTCGGGTGGCTCGACTTCGCTCGCCTCAAAGTTCATGGGAGCGCCGCGCAAAACGTGGTTCGCGTAGTATTTCCGGAGCCGCCCGATGCAGCGCCAGTAATACATATCCTGGCCCCAACTTTTGTACGTCTCTTTTTCAGACAGCTTGATGTCCTTGCCGAACTCGCGGGTTTTGATGTGCTGCGCGTCGACCCTGGTGAAGGCGATCGAAACCGGGAAGCCTTTGCGATCGAGCAGCGGCATGTATTTTTTCTGCTCCGCCGACCACTTCTTCGGCCAGATGGTGCAGCCGGTGCACGGCTTCCAGCCATCGGCTTCGGCGGGGCCGAAGGTCCACTCGGGATCCCAATCGAAGCCCGCCTCGCGCATCCGCGAAGCGACGATATCGTTTTCAAGCGCGGGCCGCCCGTTGACGAAATAGATCGAGCGCATCGAATCCATGTCGGTGAGCTTCCACTCGCGCCCCAGGCGGATCTTGGTCATCGCCTTCGCTACCGACTGATGCGGCGTCGCGCCCTTGAGATCGCTGAACACGCCGCTCATGGCCAGCATCTGCGCCTGCCGCCAGTCCTGATCGAACACCAGCGCGTTGATCTCCGCGTCGAGAATGGTGCGGATCGCCGGGTCGTCGCGGTGCTCGGTCTCTTTCAGGATTTCGAGAATGTCGATCGTCGAGCGCATGGGCTTGCGGCCCAGCGCGGGCGTGAGTTCCGCCGTGATCTGCGCGGCTTCGCGATCGGCTTCTGCTTGGCGCACGTCGTCTTCAGAGACCGGCGGCGCGTTTTGTTCCTGCGTTGGATTCATCGTTTACTCCATTCCTTTGCGTCCGGGCACGTGGCGAAATGCGTCACCCCGTCCGGGTCGTAGGGCATCAATTTGCGGTCCTTGGAAAAGATCCACAGGATGCGCGCGCCGCACGAGCGGCAGGCGCCCGGATTGCCGATCACCGTCATCAGCCGGTCGAGTTTCTTGGCGAGCGCGTTGCGATCGCTCTCGGCCGCCTCGGCGCGCTGCTTCTCGTTTTCGTACTGAGTAAGCGCCACGCGCTCAAACTCCGTCATCGATAGATTGGACATGGGGGGTAGCCACCAGCAGGCCTTCAACCGGATCGCCGCGGAAGTGAATCCGCCGCGATCCGGGTTCGGTGCGTGTATATTGGGCGATCAGTTTTTGCTTTTCGCCCGGAGTGAGGCAGGTCATCAGCGAATCGGCGAGCTCGCGCCAATCGGTCTTTGGCGTTTCTTTCGTTGGCACCTTCCAGGAAAACCGCGCAAGCCAGCCGTCCAAGGCGTCGGCGCGGGCGATCTCGATGGCGTCACACTCGCGCACCGCATCGCGCAGCAGGTTTTCAAGCAGATCCTTTTCCTTCTCGAGCACGCTGTAGGCTTGGCGCGTCACGGCGTAGCGGCGCAGCAGGTGGATTTCATCGGTCGTCGCGGTGCGCGGAGGCGCGGTGTTGCGCGGATAAAGCTGCTTCATGTAGCGCGTCGAGGCTTCGGAGAAGCCCGGATCCGGGCGCTCGTCGCCAATAAGGAAGCGCTGGTAAAATTCTTCGGCCCGCTCGAGCATGAACGCTTCGGCGCGCGCGCCGGGACGCTCGATCGTATAAACGTTCAGATCGCGCGTGTTGACGAACGCCGCGATGTCCCAACTCGAATAGTCGAGCGCCGACATATACCACCAGGCCTGCAGCTGCACCGAGCGCGGGATTTCGTTGGGGCCGCCGCCCCACTTGTTGCGCTGATCGAAGCTGATATTTTTCGCATCGACGCCGCGCCGGATCTCGCGGCAGAGCGCATCGGGCGTCGAGGCCATATAGGCGCGGGTCGGATGATTGATGCGCTCGTCGTACCAGTCCGCGGCGTTGCCCGTTTCCTCCGAATAGATTTCGATGATGAACTTCTGCACCGCGAGGCCCAGGCGCATCCGTATTGATGGGAGTTGCTGCGCGATGCCCGACTTCTTATCCATCCACAGGGAAAACGCATCCTTGCGCTCGTCCTCGCCCAGGATGGCGGCGATCTCCGAGCCGCCGATGCGCAAGCCGCGCCCGCTCATCGAAACGTCCTCAAGCGCCGATCGCGGTCAAAGACGCATTCGACGCAGAGCCATAGCCGGTCAAAAAACCTGACGCCTGGCCGCTCATGGCAGTGATCGCAGCGGTAGCCGGTAAGCACACGTGGAGCTTCTGAGTTCTGTTTCGGCATAGATTGGTTCCTGGCTTAGGAGTTAGGCAGCGGCGGTAGAGTTCCGCTTCGGCTTCCGCGCCGAGCGCGGCGCTATTACCACGCGCGGAATTTCTTCATCGGCTTTGCTGTTTTCTTCAGCCTCGATATCGTGCGCGAGATCGGAGATCAGCCAGTTGAGATTGTAGGGAACGCCGCGCTCATTGCGTACCTCATCGACACGCTTGTCGAGGATGGCCCAGAGCTTATTAGAAAGAAGAATTGTTCTGCGCGTATAGGTGGCAGGAATCCGGATGCGAGGCATAAAAAAAGCGTTACCTCCCGTCAGTAAATCGAACTAACATATCTTTCAAATGCGCTGTAAATCCGCGCTGTTCACCGAAAGACATCCAGAATATTAGAGCGATCCGCAAGTCGTGTCAATACCCAAGGCTTTTAGGATGATGAGTTTAGGTGTTGTTTTTCAACCAATTTTCAGCAAAGAATCAACAAAGAAATGACAAGGTTATTGCAGAGAAACAACGAGCTAAGTAAGCGAGCATTTGTTGCGTCCAATAACGACAGAGGTTTGGCGCATACCTTCGATTTCGCTTCTTGAAGACCTCATCGAGGTCTTCCGACGGGCGTTGTACACCGCGGGCCGCTAAAAAAAAGCCAAAAATAATTTTCTGTTTGAAACGCGATCGCCCGGAAATGTTTTGCGCCCGGCCCCGCATCTCGGATGGCAATTTTGTATAGGCCGAGCCCCAAATTATTCTGCGTTTGATGGCTTCAAAAATGCAGCGGTTTTTTATAATGCTGCATCTTTGATGCGTGGCGCGGACGACTCGGAAACGCGTAGCGTTTAGGATTGACTTGGCGTGAAGTGGTCGGCGCGAACATCAGGCGTATTCGAAAGAAACACGGGATTTCACAAGAGCAGTTGGCCGCGAGAGTAGGAATCAACCGGGGTCATCTATACAAAATCGAGCACGCCCGCGTTGGCGCAACCCTCGACATGCTCGCAGAGATCGCCCGCGCCTTGCGCGTTTCGCCCGCGCGGCTTTTCCGCCCGCCGCCGACGGTGAACATTTCAGCGATCGAGCGGCGCGCGAAAAAGAACGACCCTAGATAATGTTTCGCTGCCGATCGGCTACAGGATCTTGTTGACGGTCGTCTCGACCGCCGCTTGAAGATCCGCGTCGGTGATCGCCGAGCCTGCCGCTTGCACCGAGGGATCCATGACCACGGTCGGCTGAATGCCAGCGGCGACCGCATCGGGAGAAGCGAAAACGCTCTGCGCCCACTTGAGGCGCGTGTTGTGCGCCGCAACGCTCGGCTCTTCGCCCGAGATGTAATCGGCGAAGGTGAGGCAGGCCACTTTGATGCGCCCGCGAAATTCAATGTCGATCATCAGATTCGATGACTCGGTGTAGGTGAGTGCCATGAAACTTGTCTCCTTTAAAGTTTGGCGAACAGTTGTCCAGAAGAGTTTTGGTAGACATCGCCCTTGACGAGCGGCGGGCTGGCCGCGCCCGCTGCTGAGTCGCTTGCAAACGTTCTTAATGTGCTCATGAATGAAAACTGACCGTTTTGTTTGAGCGCGACCGAATACGCTGGATTCCCTGGCCCGCCGCCGTTGACATATCCGTTCGTCCAATAGGTGGCCGTGTCACTAGGTTGAGAGCCAAGCAGCATTATGCTGAATCCGGCTTGGTAGATCCACAGATAAGAGGCGATGCCCGACTGCCGCGTGACCTTGAGCGGCGCGTCGGTGGCCGCCTCGCCAAAGGTGGCGTTGCCCCCGGCACCAATGGCCATCATAGTGTTCCAGCCGGACAACGGGCTTCCCACGGTCGGGGATGATGAGGCGGAGAAGTTAATCTTAAAGCCGCTTCCGTAAGCGAGATTGCAAGCGCCGCCCGCGTCCTGCGCGATCCAATTCGAGCCATCGTAATACGCGCCAAAGGTTAGGAATGACCCTTGCGTTCCGTATTGCTCTATCGAAACGCATCCCGTGGCGCTGTTCACGCGGACTTGGGATGGAACGTAGTCGCCAGAAACTATGTGGAAAAGGCCCAATGGCGTTGCCGTCCCGATCCCGATTCGGCCATCTTTCGTGATCCTCATGCGCTCGGTGAGGCCCGCGACGGTTTCCGCTGCTGTCGAAAATATGATTGTGCCGCCGCGCTGCCCCGCCGTCGTTCCCGCGATGACGCTCGAAATCATGGCCCGCATCGGCGTGAGCGTCGAGTTCTTGTCGGTGAAATAAATCTCCCCGATTTTCGATTGGTCGGCGTCGGTCGCCGATGAATACGACACTTCCACCGCTCCCGATTGCGCGGAGAAAACCGCTGTCGAATTGGCCCGCGCCGCCGTCGCGCCGACAATAATTTGCTTGACGTTCGTCAGGTTGAAATTGCCGCCGTCGATGTTCTGCGCCCACGGTGTTTGTGGGCTTCCGCCCGTTCCGCCGCCCGCCGCGCTGATTGTCACGTCCACGCGATTCGCGCCGGAATTGTCGGCGACCCCCAAGGTCACGTTGGTTCCCTGAATCAGATTCACTTCGCGCCGCGCCGCGACGAACGCGCCCGCAAGCGATACGCGCACCCGCTGCGTGGTCGTGTCATCGACGGCAATGAGCGTGCGATCCGCGCTCAAGTCGCCGCCGCCCGAAAGTCCGTTGCCGGTGATGATCTGCCGCGTCGTCGGAACGCCGGTCGCTGGCGGCGGTGCCCACTTCAATCCGGTCGCCTGCGTCGAATCGGCGACGAGCACCTGCCCATTCGCGCCCACGCCCAAACGCGAGAGCGCCGAAGCGGTTCGTACAATCAAATCGCCGAGCGTGTTTGTTGGATCGGTGAGCGCTCCCTGAATCACCACGTTTGAAATCGTCTGGCCGCCGGCGTCGATCGGCCCCGACCACTTCTGCGCGCCCGCGATCGTCACCAGGCCGTCATAGCGGCGCACGCTGATCGCCGGGCCGAGCAGCGCGCCCAGGTCCGAGTAGCGGTTGATCGAGAAATTGGATCCGGCATTCCCGCCCGTTTCCGTACTCCCGTCGTTTGAAACCGTCCAGCGCGGCGTGTACGAGCCGCCGCCGTCGTCGTGATCGAGCCACACCTCCGCTTGCGGGTTGCCGCCCGAGGGCGTGATCTGCCCCGGCGATTGGATGGCCTTGCCGCCGCCGTCGGGCACGTAGTCCACGATGGTGACGTTCGACAACGTGTAGCCGCCGCCGTTGACGTCGCCGCCCCAGTTGCGGATGTCTTGCCCGTAAGAGTTCAGCTGGTCGGCGTGCACCGAATCGCTCGGCGAGAAATCTATCTTTGAAAGCCAAGCCATGTGGCGGCGCTCCTTTCTTCAGTACCTAATTAGTGTTTAGTTATCCGCTGGCTTTTCGGCGGTCGTTTCGACAATTGCAGCGTGCCCGTTGACGCGCGGCGCGGCCGCGGGCGCTTCCGGTTTCGGATCGGGGAGCGTGCAATACAGATTTCCGTTGCCCATCCGTCCGTTGGTGCATTCGACGACGTTGCGATGCAGAAGCGCGGCGTGAACCAAAGTGCGCTGCTGCTCGTTGACCGAGTCGAGGTGCTTCCTGGCCTTCTCCATTTCGATCGAGAGAGCGCCGATAGCGGCGAGCGCCTGCTTGGCCTCTTCCTCGAGCGCTGCGGCGAACCCCGCTTCTTTCGGTTCTAAGCTGAATGCTTTTTCCATGATTCTCCTTTTTCAAACGATCTGAACGATTACGCCGCCTTTTACGGTGATCGTGTGCCCATCGGCAGTTGTGAAAGTGGCGCTGGCAACGCCGTTCCATTGCGTACCACTGACAAGCGGATTCACGCCCGCGCAACCAACGCCGCCCGGCGTATTGATTCCGGGTCCGACGAAACTCCCGTTCCTGTCGATTAGAATTTTCCCGTCCGACTTGCGAATCAAGATGTCAGAAACGCCGCCGCCAGCGGTTACGCTTCCGGTTATGGAGACGTTTCCGCCAACGAAGGTGCCGGTTGCGTCGATGAGCGGCCCGTTCCAATTGCTAAGCGCGTACACGTTCACAATCGGCAGGTGCGAAGAGTCCTCGGTGATCTCGATCGAACGTTGCCCAATCTGCGTAACAAGCAAAAAATACGCCGAGCCGCTGCCGCTGCTTCCTGAACGCAGCGAGACGTTGGCCCCGTTGAAAACCGTCGAGTACATCGTAAGTTCGGACCAAAATGTTCCGGCATCGCCGCCGTACTGATCGCCGTTGTAGGTGATGAGGGATGCCGCCTTTGCGCCCGCGGTCCCGTAGGTCTGCGGGTAGTAAAGCACCAGGCCGCGATTGATCAGGTTGATGCCGTGCGTGGTCGAGGTGCGGAGGAGCGAGATGCCCGGAAATTTGTTGTACTGCGAGTTCGCCACGTCGTACACATAGGCGTCGGATCCGAAGGCGAGCGACATCGCGGCGTTGTTGGGATTCGACGCCGGATAGGGGTAATTGGCGGGCCAGTCGATGGTGAATTTGTTCACATTGCGAATGTTCACCAGGTCGTTTCCGCCCGCTGTCGTTGGATCGCGGCGCGACAGAATTCTCCAGTCAGCGAGCGATTGGCCGCCGATGGCGAACTCTGAAAACCAAGCGCCGCCGATGTCAGCTGGATTCCCCGGAGGCACCAGCTGCCCGCCGTTGGCCGCTGAAGAATAGGCGAGGCGCGCGCCGATGCGACCCACCTCGATCCCGTCGTTGCGCCGGATGGAGATGTAGGGATAGTAGGACGTCCCGCCCGGTGTTTGCGTGTCGAAACCGCCCACGATCACAACGCCCTGATTCGTCGCGTAGAGCGGAGCGCTCGGCGGCCCCGCCCCGCCCACGTAGAGCTCGGCGAACCAAGCGCCGTAAACCGAATGCGCGGCGGGATTGTCGGGCGTCCCGGTCGAGTCCTGCTCGCCGATCCAGCCGCGAATCACGTTCTGCGAGTTGTACACCGCGATTTGCCCGTTTTTGTTTCCAGCGAAGCTGGCCGTTTTATCGTCGCTCGCAATTACCTGCCCACCGCCGATACGCAAGATCGAGCCGACGTAAATTTTCGGCGCGACAATCTGATCGACGGTGAAGCCGCCGTCAGCGGGATAGGTCGGCCATGAAAACTCGTCCTCGTTCCACCAGCCATCGGGCAACCTACTGGCGATGATTTCGCCTGCCATCGGCGCGAAGGGCTGCGCGAGCAGCGCTGGTGTGGTGCCGACCAGGAGCGAGTTGAGAACGCCCTGCGGGTCGCGCGACAGGAAGTAGAAATCGAAATCCCGCGCTGCGGGCGCTGGCTCCCAATTCGTTGTAAACGTCGTTTGCCCGGTGGGCACGTCCCACATGGTGGTCACGCCGGTGACGTGATCGACTCGCGCGATGGTCACTCCCGCAAATTGGGGATCGGTAGGATTCACCCACCCGCCAATCGTCCAGTTCATACGCACGACGCCATCAGAGCCAAGCTCCTGCGTGTACGTCGCTGTCGCGTTCGTCGCGTCTACGAGCGGCGCATCGCCCGTAACCGGCGGCCCCACGTGCCAGATCGCGTGAGGCGAGAACTTCGAGGGGTTCGCCGGATCGTCCGACAGCTTGCCTTTGTAGTCGTAGGCGATCGCGGTGATGGTCCAGTCTTCGGGCGTCTGCGGCCAATTGACAGTTTCAAGCGTGAACTGCGACAGCAGATCGCCCGCGTCGCCCAATTTGACAGGAGGCTTCACATCGGTGCGCCAGAACTCGACGCCCGAATAGCGCGACGAATCGGGAGGCGTCCACGTCGCATCGGCCTCGGCCTGGATCACGTTTCCGGTGAGCCACTCCCATCGGGTTGAGGAAATCGCAAAATCGGTGACCACCGGCGAGGTGAGCTGATCAGGCGGAGGGTAGACGATCGACACGTCCACATAAGGCGTGACGCCTGGAACGATCGTATTCACCCGCTGGTTGATATCGGCGCTCGCGAACCACACGCGGAACGTGCCGGTCACGGCGGGGTAGGAATCGGACACCCAGGAGAGCGGCTTTTTCGCATCGAGAAACTTCGCCTGGATCCGCTGGCCGCTCGGGTATTCGTAAACGGTTTGCACGCCGCCGAAGCCATCCATGCCGGGAGGAAGCGGGATCGAAGGATCCGGCTCCTCGTAATAGAAATTCATGTGGTACAGCGGCTGGTCGGGGTTGTCGAAATCATCGACGACGGTGATGCTCGGGTTCAAAATGAGCATCCCGTATTCCTGGCCGCGCACGTATTTGCCGGAGTAAGCGGGAACCTGAATCACCACCGATGGCGTCGGGTTCGTTGCCGTGGCGCGTGCGAGCGTTGCGTTGGTGGTCGGGCCGAAGCTCGCGAGGTACACGCGGATCGAGCGCGCGGCCGGCTGGCCGTCGAGGAGCAGCGTTGCGGGCGATTTGACCGAATCGGTTTCTTTGGTCGGATTCCACGTTCCCGATAGCTGCGTCGAGCCGTTGAGTATCGCGGATCCATCGAGCACTCCCGCGACGTGCGAGCTCAGATCCGGGTCTTCGAGGTACACCGCCGCGCCCTTCCAGTTGGCTGCGGTCGCGCCCGGAACGGTGTAGGGAACGTCGATCTGCTGCTGGCCATCGTAGACGTCGCGCACGCTGACATTAGGAACGTCGATCACCACCGGCGGCGCTGGCACGAAATCGGGACCAGGCCCGCCGCCTGTGGTGCTCGATTTGTCGTAGATCCAGGATGGCGATGAACTCATAAAGCTAACTCCCCGCCGCCGCGGTGATCCGGCTCGTCGTCCCGCCTGCGACGGTAATCACCGTGTTGCCGTCCCAATAGAGCTCGCCCGGTTGTAAATCGACGATGGCATTATTCGGCCCCTCGGCGGCGACATACAACGTGCGCCCCGCGTAGCTGGCGAGCGGCGGCAGCGTGAGCTCGACGTCGTTGGCGCTCGTATCGACGTGCAGGGTTTGGTCGGTCTGCGCGATCGCCCACGGCGCGGCCGTCTCGGGATCGTTCGCGTCCGGGCCAATCGAGCGCACCGAAGGCGGCTGGCCGTAGATGTAAATCTCCCGGTAGACGGCGATCTCTTCCGCGGTTTCCTGCGTGTTGTTGTCGATCAGAAACCCGCCCACGAGCGCCACGCGATTCTGGAGGTTGTCAACGCGCAGCCGCAGTTTCACCAGGCTGCCCGGTTGCGTGACGGTGAGCGCCGAGCTCGTCGCCGCGTAGGGCCAGTTGGCTTCTTCGATGATAATGACGCTCGTTGTATCGGGCGCTGTGTCCCAGGCTGGCGCGACGTCGAAATAGAGCTTGTCGTTGGCGGTGATGTAGCGGAATTGGCCAGCGCCCGTGCCGCGGAGGATCCGCGCAATGTTGCCCACCTCCGCCGATGGCGCGAGGCCATCAGCGCCAAACTGCGCCATTCCTACGCTGTTATTCCACATGGGATCGGTGACGCGCACCTTGTCCGCCGATACGGTTTGAGCGATCGAGCGGATAATCAGCACGTCGCCAACGGCGAGCGAATTCGCTCCTGGATCGGGCGAGATGGTAAAGGTGCCGGTCGGCGGGTCGAAGGCCGTCGCGGTGAAGTTCCACAGCGGCGCGCTCCCGTCGGCGATACTCGCGATGCAGGAAAGGAAGCGCCCCACCCAATTGTCGGTGGCCCCGATGAAATCGTTGCACTGGATTTGATTCGAGGCGGGCACCCCGGAGATTTGAACGCCCACCACGCCCGAATGCACCACGTGTTTCGCCTTGATCCGGACCGCCGTCGCGGCGGGCTCGGGCATCTCCTGGGTCATGTGGTGCAGCGGGCCGTTGAGGTCCACCGATTGGGGCAAAGCGCCGGTGATCGACAGCTGCGGCTGCAGGGCGTACTGCCGCCGGTCGTTGCCCGCCCACACGTCCCATCCCGACCAGGTGCCCGACAGCGGAGGGTCGAGCACCAGCGTAATCTTCTTTCCCGTAACGCCTGCGGCGAGCCACAGCGCAACCGGGTTTGAGGGCGTTGCGGGCCGCCCCTGATCGTCGCGCACCGTTATCGCCGCGTAGACCGTTTGCGGGCCGTTGAAATTGCCGCCCGCGGCGACGATCGCGCCGGCAATGCGCGGCTGCACGGTAGCGACAAACTGATTGATCACCATCTCGCCCGAGACCCATATCGCCGGATCCCACGTTCCATCGCGCATGATCGAATAGTCCTGCGTGAGATTGAAGCTGCGCTCGTCCTGATCGGGATAAAGCGGATCGCCGGGGAGCGCCGCGGCCGTATGCGGCATCCAGCCTAGCCCGGTCGGCGAGGGCAGGAGTTCCGGAGGAACCGGATCGGCGGGCACGTCGGCGGGCTTGGGGCCGATGTCGTACTGATACATCGAATCGGTGGCGCACTTGGTGGTGATATCGATCGAGAAATCGGGGTTCAAGCGCCAGCTTTGAACGCGGCCCTTCATGCGCCCGTTCGGCAGCGAGGCGTAATCGACGGAAACGATGTCGCCGACCATCGTGGTAAGCCCGAGCACGGTGGTTTGAAACGTCAGATTGCGGGCGAACATTTGCTCGTTCGTCGTGGTGCCGTCGCCGTTGTCTAAGAGGATGCCGCCCAGTTCTTCGCGGAGCCTGGTGATGGCCACGCGCGAGGCCTGGCTCTTATTCGAGATGCCCACGAAGGTCATCGTCGATTGCAGGTAGTTGGGATTCTCCGCCGACCCGACAAAGCTCGCGTGATCGATATCGTAGGCGGTGACGTTGTTGAGCGCCCACAAAAACTCTTCGTCGCCGAACTCCGCGGTAAGCCAGTTGAAGGCGGGCTGCAGCGGGGTGGCGTTGAGCGTCTTCCATTTGATGGTGGCCTGCGTGTAGGCGTTGCCCGCGAGCACGCTCGCGTTTTCGCGCATCCCGATCCACAGCTTGCCGTTGACAAATGTCCAGTAGCCGCAGCAGCAGTTCAGGATTTCGGTCAGCCATTCCTTGAGCGGCTTGCGTTCCTTGAGCACGCCGCGAAAGGGAAACTGGCGCTCTTGCCCCGTTCCGACCAGTTTGTCGACCGTCAGGTCGCACAGGTTCGCGGCGTAGATCGCCTGGTTGACGTCAAAAAATTCCTCCATCGTCGCGGCGTCGATGAACGCTTCGCGGAATTGATCGAGGCGCAAGCCCATGCCGCGCAAATAAACGTTGATGGCCACCCAAACGCAGTTGGACAAGCCCGGATACCAATGCCGCGATCCGGGCGCATCCCACACCCAGCCGCTTACGCCCTGGAGCACCGTGGCGGTGAGCGCGTGATCGGAAACCGGGGCGAGCTGCAGGCCTTTTTGATCGGTGCGCCGGATCTCGACGAACGCGGTGCCAGCGGCGTAGGTGGAGCCCGCTGGCGCGGTGTCCCAATTGCCATCGGCGCCCTTCTCGCTGATGCCGAAAAAATCGTAGTTGGCATTCTCGCAGGGATCGTTGCCCACGACGCCGCGCCAGCCGCCGCCCGTTTGCGGCTGCTCCGGAGGCTGGCTGTCGAGCGTCTGCAAGATCAGATTCGGCTCGTACTCGCCGATGGGGCCGTCGCTCACCACGCCCACAGCGGCGTAGAAATCGTTTTCGTCGCGCCCGCCGGCAACATCGCAGGTGACCTGCATGTCCTCATCGGTGTACACCTCCTGAATCGGGCGCATGTAGATCGAATCGTCGGCCACGGTGACGCTGGTGAACGCCGATTTGCCGAAGCCCTGCACGCCGGTTTGA